ATGGCCAAGTATGCCAGCAAGCGAGCTGGCATTGGGTTGGAGATTGGCCGACTGCGTCCATTGGGCAGTCCCATCCGTGGTGGCGAAATTATGCACACCGGCATGATACCTTTTCTAAAAAAGTGGTTCGGTGATCTACGTAGTTGTAGTCAAGGAGGTATTCGTAATGCTAGTGCTACTGTTTTTTATCCTATTTGGCATCATCAGTTTGATGATCTTATCGTACTCAAGAATAACCAGGGTACAGAAGAGACCCGCGTTCGACACATGGACTATGGAGTGGTCTTATCCGCCTTCTTCTGGAGACGATTCAAGAACAAAGAGAACATAACATTCTTTGACCCCAACGAAGTACCAGACTTGTATGAAGCATTTTACAAAGATACTGCACTATTTGAAGAACTTTACTGCCGGTATGAAAAGCAGAAAGGCCTGCGTAAGAAAACGATGGCTGCGGAGGAAGTTTTCAAGAGTGGTATTCTCAAAGAACGAACAGACACTGGACGTATATATCTAGTGTTCATTGATAACGTGATGAGCCAAGGACCGTTTGATCCGGAATATCACACCATTTACCAGAGTAACCTTTGCTGTGAAATACTTTTGCCTACTCGTTCCTTTAAGCGGTTGGATGATACTGATGGTCGCATCGCACTTTGCACATTGGGAAGCATCAACTGGGGAGCCTTCCGTAATCCAGAAGATATGCGTAGGGCTGCCCGCATTCTGCACCGCAGTCTCAATAATATTCTTGATTACCAAGACTTCTTATCCATCCAATCACGCCTGTCCAACGATGAGATCCGACCACTGGGCATCGGCATCACCAACCTTGCCTACTGGCACGCCAAGAGAGGCCTGCGTTACGGGGAGAAGGATGCTCTAGCTGAGATCAAAACCTGGATGGAACACATGGCTTTCTATCTCACAGAAGCCAGTGTGGAACTGGCCAAAGATCGCGGCGCATGCCTAGGAAGCGAACACACACGTTATGGTCGAGGAGTATTTCCTTGGGAATTACGAGCCCAGGGTGTGAATGAACTTGCCGACTTTGCTCCAGAATTAGATTGGGAGACCTTACGCACCAACATGAAAACTCATGGTGTTCGCAACGCCACACAGATGGCCGTGGCACCTGTGGAATCTAGTTCAGTGGTGATCAACTCAACCAATGGCATTGAAATGCCCATGAGCTTGATCTCAGTGAAAGAAAGTAAGGCTGGTAGTTTTGTGCAGGTGGTGCCCGAATATCATCGACTGAAAAACAAATATCAGATGATGTGGGAACAAAAAGACTGCGAAGGTTATCTCAAGACTGCTGCTGTGATTGCAGCGTATGTTGATCAATCAATCAGCACCAACACATTCTACAATCCTGCACACTTTGCAGATCGCAAAGTACCGATCACATTGATCGCCCGAAACCTTATGCAATCGCATGCATGGGGATTGAAAACTTTTTACTACAGTCTGATCAACAAGCAAGGCAGCAAAGAGGCAGCAGAGGATGCGCCACTCATGCCCATAGACTTTGATCTTGAGGAAGATTGTATCGCTTGTAAATTATAAGGGAATAATATGTCAAAACAACAATACAATCTCGCCACACGTACCGATTATCTCAGTCGCAAGATGTTCCTGGATCCCGAAGGTCCGGTCACCATCCAACGATTTGAAGAAGTCAAGTACAACAAGATACAAAAGATCGAGCAGACTGCACGTGGATTCTTTTGGGTGCCTGAAGAGATCAGTCTCAGCAAAGATGCCAACGACTTCAAGGACGCATCCGATGCAGTGAAACATATCTTCACCTCAAACCTGCTGCGCCAAACAGCCCTGGACAGTCTGCAAGGGCGTGGCCCAGCACAGGTATTCACTCCGTGTGTGAGCTTGCCCGAGCTGGAAGCACTCATGTACAACTGGAGTTTCTTTGAAACCAACATCCACAGCCGCAGTTACAGCCACATCATCCGCAACATCTACAATGTGCCCAAGGATGTGTTCAACACCATCCATGACACTAAAGAAATTGTGGACATGGCAAGCAGTGTGGGCAACTACTACGACAAACTGCATGAACTCAACTGCTTCAAAGAGATCAATCCAAAGACAGTGAGTGAACCCAGCCACATAAAGGCCATATGGATGGCCTTACATGCCAGTTATGCACTGGAAGCATTCCGATTCATGGTATCGTTTGCCACCAGCCTGGCCATGGTAGAAAACAAGATCTTTATCGGCAATGGCAACATCATCAGCCTGATCCTGCAGGACGAACTGCTACACAAAGAGTGGACAGCGTTCATGATCAACCAGGTCATAAAAGAAGATCCACGTTTTGCAGAAGCCAAAGCTGAATGCGAAACTGAAGTGTACGAGTTGTACGTGGATGTGATCCGTGAAGAAAAAACCTGGGCTGATTATCTATTCAATAAAGGTCCAGTGATCGGGCTGAATGCCAATGTGCTCAAGGACTTTGTGGACTACACTGCTGTGGCTGCACTGAAAGAAATTGGTATCAAATACCAGAGCTCTGCCCCTAGAAGCACACCAATTCCCTGGTTCAACAAGCATGTGGACACCAGCAAGAAACAAACTGCGCTGCAAGAGAACGAATCAACTAACTATGTTATCGGAGTCATGAGCGACAGCATTGACTACGATCAATTGCCTAATTTATAAGGAAACCAATGAAAGCCATAGTATGGTCAAAGGACCAATGCCCCTACTGCGACCAAGCCAAAGCATTGCTGAAGTCTCGCAATATTGAATTTGAAGAACGAAACGTGAGCCACGACTGGACTCGCGAACAACTGTTAGAAGCAGTACCAAATGCTCGTTCCGTGCCACAGATCTTCTTGGATGAAGAACTAGTGGGCGGTTTCACTGAACTCAGACAACGTCTTACTTGAAAACATATACAGAAAGTTTAAAATGAAAATTCCAATCACCCCAGGTCAAGTTTATACCTTTAAATTAAACTCAGGAGAAGAACTCATCGCCAAAGTGTCTGCAGAAGAGTCTAGTGGCTGGCTAGAGATCGAGCATCCAGTCAGCGTGGCGCCGGGACCGCAAGGTATGGGATTGGTGCCCAGTCTATTCACCGCAGATCCTACCGAAAGACTACAACTAAATACTTCTAGTGTGAGTCTTTATGCACTCACTGATGATCCGGTCAAGATGAAATATATTGAAGCAACCACTGGAATCAAGATACCTGAAAAGAAAATCATATTGGGATAATATGCCGGCAGTGCAACGCTTGGGAGACAGAGACACAGGTGGCGGAATAATCACTTCTGCTGTTAACTCAGTGCGTGTGAACAATCTCCCAGTGTCAGTAAATGGCAGTACCGTGAGCCCGCATAACTCTCGCCCCACACATGTTCCTGTAACTGCCAACGGCATCAAGAGTGTGAGAGTTGCCAATCGACCCATCAATGTAGCAGGTAACGCAGACACCTGCGGACATGCACGAACTGGTGGCAGCGAAAATGTAAGAATCGGCTGATATGGCTCGAAGTATATTAACTCCGTTGCAACTGACTGCATCTGCGGCATTGCTAAACAATCAAGGTCTCAAGGCATTGCCCACGGCCTTGGCCTCTGCTATATCGCAGTATAATGCTTTTACTATCACCGCAGCAATCAACGGTGCTATCAACAACGCAGCAGGTAAGACCTGGTGCTCAAGTACCACATTGACGTCATTGCAAACCATACGTGGATCAGGCACAGGTTGTCCTGCATTGGGCAACAGCATACCACCTGCGTACACCACACTGACTCCGGTGGCCAATCCGTCGGGCTTGACAGGACTTGTTTCACAAACTGCCAACTATTATCTAGGATATGGGGATAGCGGAAGATTCGCACAGGGATTCATGACCGTAGAGGGATTCATTGGAACCACTAACGATTATATCAACACCGCAGTCAATGCTCCTACTTACCTTGGACCCAGTTTTTCCAGCATGGATGCCTTGACCACTGCGGATATCACCGTGGTCAACTCAGACCTTGGCCCATTTGGTACAGACCTTGCCAATCAAGGCCAACTGACCGATCTAGGTAACCTGGAACTATACGGCACACCAGCAGGATTGAT